CAAGTTTATCTCGATTGCTACGCTTGGCTCGGACATGGCAAAGGAACAGGTAGCACGCATGGCAAAGGCTATGGATGAAGTCCGTGATGAGATCATCAAGGAGTTGGGCAAGAAGGACGCCTTCCTGATTTCCATCCTGTTCTTGGCGTTCTGCCTTGAAGGGGAGATGAAGCGATTTGGGGAGATGCCGGAACTTCAGAAGGCACTACACAGTCTTGCCAATGCTACGCGGGCCAGCGAAAGGAACTGAACCTCGTGCCTTTTCCCTTATCAGAACAGGTGTCGAGGGCCTCCGCCTCGCATCGGGGTAACCCAGCATAGGGGATATAGTCAAAGACGGTGAAGTGAAGAAACACAGAAGAAGAGAAGAGTACCAAACCCTTCTCTCTCTGTGTTTTTTTTGTCTGTCCCTATACTTGACAATGAATGTTGTTCTGTCGTACCTTCTTCACGGATGGACAGACCTACATCACCCTCGAAAATACCCGCTCTACTCGTACCAAATAGGAAGGGAAGACCAAAGGGGGCGGTGGCTCTCGGAGACAAGATAGACCTTAGACAAGTCGAACGCTTTGCAAGCGCTGGACTTACGCTCAACCAAATCGCACTGACCCTCGGAGTGAGCGAGAGAACAATCAGACGGTGGAGGGTTAATCCTGAGTGGTTGGCAGCGGAGAATAGGGGGAAGTCCTCAGCAAAAGCGATTGTCGAGGCGTCGCTGTTCCAGAAGGCAACGGGGTATTTTGTCGAAGAGCTGGAATGGGAGCGCGTCGAGGTGATCCGCAAGAAGAGGGGAAAGAGTACACCCGGACAGGCTGAAGGGGGAGAAGGAGGACGCGGTACAAAACCTGTGTATGATACCGCCACCGAATTGGTGTTGATGAAGAAGAGGAAGAAACACTACGCACCGGACACGCTGGCGATCATGTACTATCTGAACAACAAGGACCCGGACACATGGAAGAACAGGACGGACCTTGACGCGAGGATAACGGGGAAGAAGGTCGAGGTCTTGGAACTGAGAGGAGCAACGGTGGCAGACCTGAAGCAACTCAATGCGAGAATCGCAGAGGCGAAGGCCCGACGCTTGGGTGGCGCGTCGTTCACTGGATCGGATGGGGTGACGAAGGCAGCGGACGTGATCGAGGGAGGCGATAAGGTGAGCACGACACCGGAAGGCGATAAGGTAGGGTCATGAGTGACAGATGGGTATGCACACACATGGGAAACGGCGAAGGTGAAATGATCGAGGGCGCGTGTGGGTGGGTGGGCGAGAGCGCACGTCGAGCCTGGCCTGGTCACGATCGGGCGCGCTAAGCATGCTTATTGGGGCCACGGGGGGGCACCCCTCCACGCAGGTGTGTGTGTTAGACAAAGAGGGTTGGTGAGAGTCACGGTGTGGTATTGAATGCAGGCTGGAAAGCGGAAAAAAACAAAAGGAGATTTTCATGAGTGCTGAAAATGAAGCGTTTGTACGGGAAAACACTTTGAGGACGATGAGAGAGAAGTTGGAGTGGCTGTTCGGACTCGGGCCGCGGCGTTTCAGGACAGTGGAAGCAATCGTGGGTCTGAAGAGTGTAGAGATGCAGGTGGAAGGGATCTTGCTTGCGTTCCCGTACATGACGCAGGGGTCGAGGGGAGAGAAGGTGGTGCTTTTGAATCGTCAGCGCTCGGAGACGGACCCCGAGCGCGAGGGGTTGTTCGTCCCGGTGAGGCGCTTGGAGCTGGAGGATGTGATGGAGATCTGCTGGTATCCCCAGATCGGGCGGACGATCGTGGTGGGCGGCGATGAGTAAGAACGTCATCGAGGAGATACTCGAGAGAGGGGACTCAGAGGCCCTCTCAGAACTCGAAAAATCGGTCGAGTCCGTCCTGGAACAGGAGCGGGAGTTTAATCCGGCGGCGTTCTATGAACCGAATAAGGAAGTCGAGAAGTTCACCCAGGCCGTGGGCGAGGGATCACACAAGGTGTTTATCCTTTCAGCCGCCAATGGAGTCGGAAAATCGGCCGCGGCAGTCTGTGTCTTGAGAAGCATCATCTGGGGGCCCGCAAATGAATGGTTCAACGGCAAAATGTACAAAAAGTGGCCCTACCCGAAGAAGTTCTGGTACATCACCGAACAAACCAACCTGAAAGACAATATCGTCGGTCAGTCCGCCGGCGCAAACGTGCTTTTCAATCAGTGGCTCCCCAAAGGACGCTTCACACTGATGAAGGGAGACTATTCCTACTACTCCCACTTCCAATCGGACAACGGATGGACCGGATCATTCAAGACATTCGATATGAGCCGGGAAAAGTTCGAGTCCACGACCCTGGGAGTTGTGATTTTGGATGAACCACCGCCTGAACCTGTGTTCGATGCTTGTATCGCACGCCTCCGACAGGGAGGAATCCTCATCATCGTCATGACACCACTCTCGGATTCAGCGTGGGTCTTCGACCGACTGGTCGAAAAGATGGACGAACTCGCGGGTCGCGTCTTCCTGGTCTATGCCGACATCGAGGCGGCTTGTAAACAACACGGCGTCCGCGGACATTTGGAACATGAAGACATCCAGGTCATGATGAGCCTCTGGAAAACGGAGGAAATCGAGGCCCGTGCACATGGAAAACCCACCCACCTTCGGGGCCGTGTCTACAAAGCGCTCCACAAGGAGCTGCATGTCCAGAGAGAACTCGATCCCCATGCCTTCAAGCAGAAAGAGTTCCGGATTTTCAATGTTGTTGATCCGCACGACGCCAGGCCACCCTTTGTGACATGGTTTGCAGTCGACAAGTTGCTGAATATCCGGGCAATCGCAGAGTTCCCAAGCGAACTGGAATACCGGGCCTTCGAGGATATCGGATCTTCCTGGGCACTGACGACCAAGGATGTGGTCGAGCGGATGAAAATGTTCGAGGCGAGTTGCGGCTGGCATCCCGAGAAAATAGTTCGTATCATGGACCCGAACTTTGGGGCACAGAAACACTCCGAAACCGGGAAGAAGGTATCGCAGATCTGGCGCGAGCATGGCAAGGCACTCCACTGGCCGATGCGCTTTCGCACGAATGTGGTCGACAAGTTGGAGCCCGGGCACGAACTCGTCAGAGAATGGATCAAGCCAAACAAGGACGGTCACGTCCGCTTCAAGATCGGTGACAACTGTTTCGATGAACACACCGAAGTCCTGACGGAAAACGGATGGACGCGCTTTGCGGACCTTGCCCAGGGAGTGAAGGTCGCCACGCTCAACCTGACAACACAGCATCTTGAGTTCCAGGAACCAACACGCTACATACGCCGGCACTATGTCGGAGAGATGATCCAATCAAGAGGCAAGACACTGGACTTCTGCGTCACGCCGGATCATCGCATGCTGGCATATAAAAAGGGCGGTCGAAAACTCAGAATCGTTCGGGCATCGCTCCTGAAAGGTGTGTACACAATCCCCAGCGCGAGCAACGGACTCGACGATACACACATCGGGAGAATCGAGTTGTGGTCGGGAAAACAGGTAAGCGCAGAAGATTGGGCAGAGTTCATGGGATGGTATCTCTCCGAGGGTTCGGCAACGGGCGTGAATGGTGGAAAAACGAAGCGCGTCCGTGTCACCATCTCTCAAAGCCAACAGGCCCACCCGGAAAAATGTCTGCTTATCGAGGGTCTCCTCCGCAGACTTGGATTTCATTTCTACTACGGAAGTGGCAGCTATGTCATTGAATCAAAGGCGGAACAACCACACTTGTGGACACTCCTCCATCCGATGGGAAACGCCTCTGACAAGCATATTCCTCGCGGCATTATGCGTCTGCCGCGACATTGTCTGGAAAAACTTCTCCTGGCAATGCTGCTTGGTGATGGAAACTCACTCAACGGACTGTGGCGATACAGTACAACATCGCAACGACTCGCCAACGACCTGACAGAACTCCTGGCGCGCTTAGGCAAAAGCAGCCGCGTCCATGCCCGTCAGCCAATCAAGGGAAAGACGTGCTACTCCGTGACCATCCTCCTGAACACAAATCAACTCGTCAACTCCAAATATAAAAAAGATGGTCTTGATGTCACAAGAACAGCGTATGACGGAGAGGTCTTTTGCGTGACGGTCCCCAACGGCACCCTGCTTGTCCGCCGTCATGGGTATCAGATGTTTTGTGGGAACTGCACGAACCTCTGGCGACACATGACGCGCTACGCGTACGCGCCACGCGAAGGGAAGACCGCCGAACGCCATGGCCCCGGAGAGAAGGTTGCCGAAAAGTACAAGGACGGCGCGGACACGGTGCGCTATCTCATGATGTACCTGAAAGGACCGAAGGATGAACCTCCTCCCGCTGACAAACTTCCCGAGCACTACGAAATGTACGGCGCAAACACTTCGGACGACGTTAGGGTCGTCAATA